GGATGGTGCGTTGCCGCGGGACTCGCCCACCTCCGAGAGCCTGCGTGCCGCTACGCACGACGTGCTGGCTGGCCTGACCGCCCGTGAAGCCAAAGTGCTGCGTATGCGTTTCGGTATCGACATGAACACCGACCACACGCTGGAAGAAGTGGGTAAACAGTTTGACGTTACCCGCGAACGTATCCGTCAGATCGAAGCGAAGGCGCTGCGTAAGCTGCGCCATCCGAGCCGCTCTGAAGTGCTGCGTAGCTTCCTGGACGATTAATCGGTCCTGAAATGAAAAAGCTCCCAATCGGGAGCTTTTTTTGTTTATTCCCTCTACCTGTGGGAGAGGGTCAGGATGAGGGCATCAAACCGCAGAGGAGCTAAAGCCCCCTCACCACCAGCGCCTCATCCAGTTCCCGATACGCCTCCACCAGCTTGTCCAGCGTCGCCCTGTTCAGCCCACTCGGGTTCGGCAGCACCCACACCTGCGTTACGCCAATGGTAATGTTCTGCTTACCCCAGCTGGCGCCGCGCTGGCTGAACGCCTGCTCGTAGGCCTGCTTGCCGAGGCTCATCGCCAGCGCCGCGGGCTGATAGTCTTCAATTTTCGCGATCAGCTCACGTCCGCCAGCGCGCAGCTCATGCAGATTCACTTCGCTCGCCTGCACCGTGGGCCGCTCGACCAGCATGGTGATGCCACAGCGCGTATCCAGCAGCTGCTGCTCTTCTTCCGGCTTAAGCTGTTTGTCGGTAAATCCGGCCTGGTGGATCACCTTCCAGAAGCGATTTCCCGGATGAGCAAAGTGAAAACCGGTGTGCGCCGATGACTTACCCGGATTGATACCGCAGAACACCACCCGCAGGCCAGGGGCCAGAATATCGTTGATCATCTCTACTCCTGTCTATGCATCTTAAGATAAGTATAAAGGATTGATTATGCGTTGTTTATAAAAACAGCAGGCAGGTGTGAATGGCTGGATTGCTGAGGGGAGTTACTTTATAATTCACCGCCACGGCCCCTTAGCTCAGTGGTTAGAGCAGGCGACTCATAATCGCTTGGTCGCTGGTTCAAGTCCAGCAGGGGCCACCAAATTTTAGCTTTAGAATCAATGAATTAAGCCACTCTACTGAGTGGCTTTTTTTTCACTAATAGTATGAATGTCGCAAAAGTGTCGCAAGAGACTCACTTTGCTGTGGTAGCTCACGCGTTTTGCATCTCCCTTCCGTATGTTGCCTGATGTAAACTGTTACAGTTCATGAAACCAAGGAGGCACTAATGGCTGACCCTATTGCGACAGTTTTGTCGCACTTAACTAACCTTGTAACCTTCAGGTCATCTTTAAGGCTACTTATCATTGCTGGTTCGATAATTTGCTGCTGGGTGTTTATCGAGCCAAAACTCAGTCCTTTCAAGTTGCCAAATGAATTATCGTTAACATTAATAACTGTAATAGGATTCTCATTTGGCGCTTTATTATCTGCCACCTTGTTTAACACATTAGATTTGGTAATAAAATTTGCGACAAAGAAAATCGACTTAAGAAATAAACAACGTGAAATCCAAAAAGAAGAAGAAACTAGAAAAGCGAATGAACATAAAAAAGTAGAATTGTTTAAGAAAAGTTTCAACGATTACTCACTGGATGCTAAAGAAATACTACTAAAATTAAAGGATAATGATTGCACCATTGAGTCAGGTACAACTGTCGGGGAAGCACACAATAATGCCCTCTTGGGGCTTCTAGAAAATAAAATAATACTACCACAGCATAGACTGGATAAAAGGCACACTTATTGCACAATCAACCCATTGTATAAAGATGCTATAATTCAAGCATTTGACGAAAAACACCGAAAGGAAGTCGATGAACTCTTTTCTTTAGAATCTAACGATTTGAATATGCTTTTGAAAAAATTCAGCAACAAAACTTACGAAGACAATCATGTTTTCAATATTGTCCACAGCATTTATCGGAATAGATACAATTATATGCCTGTCATAAAGCATGAGTTTTATGACGAGGGTGATTTCATTGAAAACTGCAATATTCAATTTTATGTTTCCGATCCTCACTACCCATTTGTTTGCGAAAAATTAGGTTCGGAAATTAGGGGTTACATTTTAGGAAACTATAATGAAGAAGTGGTTAGAAAAAGACGTGGGTGACGAGACATTAGAGTTTAGACGTCCCCTTGTTTGATTACTAACTCCGTTCCATTTTATTTCATTTTTGATAGAAGCAGTACTCGTGCACAAACCCGCACCAGCACTACCTCAAAGAAGTCAGGCATGAATTATTAATACATCATGCGCTTATCATCAAAGGTGAGCAAAAAACAAAAAAAACCATTACATTTCTGATAGTTAAGAAATTTCAAAGATTTTATTTTGATCCTAATAACTGAAAAACACTGAAATTCTTTTCAATCTTTTCAGTTCGGGTTTTACGCAAAGCCGCCAGCACTGGCGCGGTCTGGCGGTCTGGTTTGTAGAAAAATAAAACTGAAAAATTTTTATGATCCAAAAACCGCAGGCGGGTGCGGTGTAGTGCGATTTTGGTCTGCGAAAGTTTTTTTTGGCCATGCTGTGACGCGCCAGCGCTCTGCTGTGCGCACGATCTGTTTTAAGGGTGGCTCTGAGCGCCTTAAAAGGCTGAACGCGGCACAGCGCTGCTGGCAGCGCGTAGCGATAGCCGCTTGTGAGGTAAGAGAAGAGATATCCCCGCCAGGGGGATGAAGGGCATAAAAAAACCCGCTTTCGCGGGTTATGTTCTGGACAGGTTTACTTGCCAATCACCGGGGAGTATTTGCCGTTCAGCGTGTCCGCTTTCGTTCCGGTGTTCCGGATGGCTCCCGCGTTGGTCGGTGCTCCCGTATTGCTGTGCGTGTGGCTTGCCGTTTGCTCTGCCAGCTCTTTCACCACGTCGAGCGTGTCGAGCATCAGCTGCGCCACGTTGATTGTGTCAGAGCCAATCCACACTACCGGGGCAATAATCTGCTGCTGAACGGCCGCCACGCTTTTACGTATCTGACCAATTTTCTCGATCAGGTCTTTACCCGTTGTGACTGTCTGGCTCCCGGCAATGTCCTTTCCATCTTGCCCGCCGATACTCGCCACGCGGTTATTTACTGCCTGGCTGTAATCACCCGTGCATACCTGCTGAATGGCTCCGGCCAGTAGTGTGGACGTGCCCAGCACGGTAATTTTATCCGTAGCCTTAACCGTGGTTTCGCGGCTGACCAGCTCCCGCTGTTCTGTATCGGCCTTAACCACGCGTGCCATAGAAGTTTCACTGATCGTCTGGTCTGTCTGCCTCACCCAGTCACCCGCCTGGGTGACGCGCTGCGACACTTCCGCACGCTGCTGTTGCAGCTGTTCGCCAGGCTGGATATCCGGGAGGCTGGTTCCGTCCGGCACGGTCTGCCGCACAAACGGCTTATCCGGCCGTCCGCCAGTGAAAGCGATCTCAACCAGCGTCCCTTCGGGCGGAAACTGGAACATCCCCGAATCATTACCCGCCATAGGAACCGGCAGCGGTACAGCAGAGTAAACAGGCGTGTCTTTATCCGGGTTGCCGTCCGCGTCCAATAGCTGCACATCAACCGCATAGCGGGGACGGAACGGATCGGAGAAATTGCCACTTTTCACCGCCTCAACGGGATTCATCACGCGGCCAAATTTGGGCAAATGCAGTCCTGACGCCAGCTCCGGATAATGGCTTTCAATCTGGCGCTGAACGGGCGTTTTCTGCAATGCCTTACCCGTGGCACGGTTACGGGGTGTCCAGGTCACGGCCATCGTGTCATTTTGCAGGTGGACTTTTGTGACCCTTTCCCCGTTCAGCTCCACACCGGGGCGCAGACTCTGCACCAGGGGAAGTGTCATTGAGTTCCCCCCTGCCGTCCCCTGATTAAATTCATGGGGGATCTCAATCGGGCGATCAGCAAACAGGGCTTTTTCCGCGCCGCCTGTTTAAACCCCGCCGTCCGGGAGCTGATACCAGACGTAATCCGTAATGCCGAAAGCCTTTCCCAGATTATCCAGCAGCTGATAACCCGTGCCGCTGTGGGTGAAATGTGGGATCGGACGGTCTGAGTAATCGGCATCCGGCACGCTGAAGGCCAACCCGCTTTGTTCTGTCAGCCAGCTGGCCACACCGCGCAGCGTGGGGTGCTGGAAAGAACATGGCCAGAGGCGTTCGAATACGCCGACCAGCTCGCGGACAAACAAACGCTGAAAGCCGTTTTCAGCAGGTTGTGAGCGTTCCACATACCCGGTAAACCAGCGCAACACCAGATCGGTGTAACCCACATCAAGACGCACCAGTTTCCCCGTATAGTCCTGCGTCGTCCCGGCAGTAATAAACCCCCGGCCGCAGCTGTTCAGCTCCAGCACCAGGCTGGCATCAGCCAGGTGAATTTCATCCGTTGAAAGGTACAGGCGTTTAATCGGCTTCATTTTTATCCCAGTGCATCATTCACGGGCTTGAGCACCTTACGTTCAAACCACGTCAGTTTTTCTTCATCCTCGCCAGCGGCCTGGCCACCGTTCTGGCCGCCGCCACTTCCCGCCGTTTGCTTCACGGCTTTGGTTTTGCCGCTTGCCCTGGCCTCACGTTTTTCCTGCACGCTGATATGTTCGGTCAGCGTGAACGTCACAAGCCAGGACATGCGCCCGTCCTGCGGCGGCGCGTCCAGGGTTCCGGTGAACGTCGCCTCACGAAAATTCACAGCTCGCGCTGCCTCATGTGCAACCCGGTATTTCTGGCGCTGGCCGCTGGCATCCGTAGCGCTGCCCAGTTCAAAGATACGCCGCAGGATCTCCGGATTTTTATACGGAATTTCGCCTGAAACGCGCAACTCCTTGCCTTTGATGCCCTGCTCTGATTTCGTGGTTGCACTCGTCTGGCCGGACTGGTCTTTGTCCTGGAATTGCTGAGAAACGGTCACGCGCATGTTCTTCAGCAGAATGGCCTCGCCATTAAGCGCCAGTGTCGGGTTCGAGGTCATGGATCATTCCTTTTATGCCGTCGAGATTGTCGCCAACCAGCATCATGGCGGCGGTGTACACGGAGGACTGAAGCGGAATCCCTTTTACCAGCTCCAGAAGCGTGGAAGGCAGATCGCCACTGGCGGTAAATACCCATGCCCTGGCGCTTTTCCCCTGTAAATCCGTCAACCCGCTGGCAATGCCAGAAATCAGGCTTTCACGCTGCTGTGTAAACTCCCCCATCAGCTTTTTTACGCCCGTCAAATCCGCCACGGCTGCGGCTTCCTGCTGGGCTTTTTTCCCCGCTGCGGCCGCCAGGGCGGTGCGGCTTGTCGGTACGGAAAGCGGGATCGCCGCTGGCAGACTTTGACTGTATTTCGCCGGAATTTGCATCTTCTCCGCAGCCAGCTGTGCGGCGGACTGCGCCAGTCTCCGCACCTGGGTAAATGCCGGACTGGGGAATACATCTACAAGCTTGTTCAGGCTGGCCATAAAGCTGTCATGCGTCTGGCCAGATACCATCATGATCACGATATCAGCCGCCCCGCCTGTTCCAGCCAGTTTCTCAACCAGGTAATTGACGGCATTTACCGGGCTGAGATAAGCGCCGTTTTCTGTCTGCTGACCAACTCCGTACACCCAGGGATGCACCGGGATAACGGAACAATTCAGCGCCCCTACTGAATCACTGAAAGCAATTCGCGCTTCACGCCACATTGTCAGGCACCTCTGGCCACTCAATTTCCGGCGCTTTGCTGGTATCTACACGGTTAAGCAGCACCCTATACTTTTGCCACTTTGTTAAAAAAATGGATTCCTCTTCAGTGGCAATCCCCAGAACGGAAGCATCTTCCAGCGGGGCAATAACGGCCGTTGCGGCACTCATTAAATTCTGTTTTTTAAATTCAGCCTGGGCGACATAATCAACGGGGACAGGAATGATTTTTTTCCCGTCGAACATCCATTCACCATTCTCATTAAGCCCTTCCGGCACATATTTCTTTCCGATTTCGGCTACAGATTTATCTACTGGCCACAGCATAGAAACATCGTAAGAAAACCGTGTAATCACGCCGTTTTCATCAAACTCAAACTTTAATTTATCTGCATTAAATAAAGCCTGTGACTCATACCAGTCTTTACCATCTTCAGAAACCAAATTAGCAATACTGAAACCTTCAATGACTTCAGTACCAGCCAGACGAAATTTTTTGATAATCATAAATTCCCTTTATGCCGTGATTGTTTTCCAGGTGCCGTTTACGTTTATTTGTAAGGCGCGGGTGTACCACACCGAATAACGCACGTCCCCATTACTGCCCGTTCGGCCAGTGATAAAACTGCCAACCGGGGAATCAACATCGCTAGCTCCGCCAGTTGATCCAATGCTCCCTCTGGCGCTCACCCTGATCCCGATCACCGTAGCGGTTTTTAGCGGGTAGCGTCCGTCTGACTCCGCTTTGGTATATGCCTGACCTGCGGGGGTGTAACTGCCTTTAGGCTGGAAACGTCCGTCAGACTCGGCTTTGGTATAAGCCTGTCCTGCCGGGGTATAACTCCCTTTTGGCTGGAAACGCCCGTCACTTTCAGCTTTTGTGTATGCGCCTGTTTTCGGCATGTACCCTGCATCAATCAGGGTTTTGGTGTAATAACGGTTGTCAAAGTTCGCAAAGCTACCCGGAATTAACTGTCCAGGTGCGGTAAAGTTGCCGTTAGTATCCCATTTATAATTAACATCGGCTGCGCCACTTCCTTTCATATGCAGGTGCCACGAAAGAGCGCCATTGCTTACCAGTGTTCCCATTGAAAAAGCGTAGGAGTTAGTCCCGGTAATAGTTGCCTGTTGTTTAATTACCGGATGGTATTCACTAGCGGCGGTTGTTGAATATGAGTTAAAAAATGGCGCTTTTGTGGAATACTGGTTAACCCATCCAGTTGCACCGCTGTAACCAGCTGTAATTTCTTTTGAGGCATAAATTGTATTACCTACAGTCAACGGCGTTTCTGATTGCAGCGCACCAGTTTCAAGACTTACACGTAATGGCCGCAAGGCGTTATAGGCTCCGTAAGCATCACCTTTATTAGTCAGCATCAAATAAAGGTTACTGCCGTCATTACGCCAGAACGTACCGTAATCACCATAAGCAATACGAAAACCATTAGCGGACGCCGACTGCACCTCACCATTAACCTTTAGCGGTCCGGTCATGGTATCGCCGCCTTTGTTTACGGCATTGATATCTGCGGGTGTTGGCTTGTTACGCGTATGGTAAATCTCTCCCCAGGCATTCCATGCCCCAGCGGAATCACCATTTCGAGTCCGAAAAGCAATGCGGTTTCCGTTCCCGTTATACTGCGCAGCAAGTTGAACACGATAGCGACCACTTGAACCAGAGTAGTCAAGAACGGAACCCGTGAAGCCAGGGGTGTTTGTCGCATTGTCATAGCCAAAACTCACGGCATTTTCGGGAAGGTCATCAAAATCAGTAACCGGCCTTCCAGCTCCGGCCAGCACTGTACGCAATGCCAGAGCGCCGCCATTAACAAGAACACGGCCAGCAGTAACATCATCTTTTGATGTCTGAACATCTTTTGACGCCGCTGTGCCCAGAGTTTTTTTAACTTCAATCACCGCGTCACTGACAGCTTTAACTGCTTTAGGGGTAGCGGCCAGAGATTCAGACGTGCTATCCGTGGCGCTACTAAGTTGCGTAAACCCTTTAGCTGCCGTGGTAGCGTCCGGATGGTTACGTGACTGTTCATGCTTTTTCAGTGCGTCGCTGGCAGACTGATCGTTAAGCGTCCCCTTAGGGCGCAAATCGGTAATATTGCCGTTTGCATCGATACTGGCCACTGCAAACACATAGTGCTGTACACCATTTTGAACGTAATCTGCCAGTGTAGCCGCCACGGTGATTTTGTTGGCCACGCCCCAGGCACTCGTCAGCGTTCCCGTCCATGCCACATCCAGCCAGACTTTTACGGGTGTGGTTGTCACCGTAATATTCTGGTTAGCGGCCAGCTGCGCGCGCAAGCCGCGCACATATCCCGCCCCGGCCGTCACAAAATATTGCGCACCGCTTTTTGCGACAAGCCAGCCATTACCCAGGAAAGCCGCCGCGCCGTACAGGTCAATATTTTCCAGGCGCTGACGTTCATCCATTGCGGCCATACGGGCGGTGAAGTCAATCTGCCAGGTTTCCGCTGGCGTGTTGGTTCCGGTTTCAGCCTGTGCCCCGTTGTACTCCATCAAAAACGAACGGGTGAGCACGTTGCCCTGCTGGCCATCTTTCGTTTTCAGCTTCTGCTGTAGCGGCGCATGAACAATCATGGCCAGCGTGTTGCTTGCCTTGTTAATCAGGCCGATCCAGTTAAACGAAAAATCACCCACTTCCGCGCCCAGTACAACAGAGTGAACCACGGCATTTTCATTTACCACGCCTTTACGGCTGACGGCCTGGCGGTGAACGATTTGCGCGGCAGGTGGCAGCGTTTCCTTGCGGTCAACGGGCTTACTGGCATCCAGCCCCGGCACGTTGGCAAACACAAATTCATCCAGCAGAACGGGTTCACCTGTTACCGCCTGGCTGGCTTTCCACTGCTCAAAAGCCAGTGTGATAGCTGTCTGTGACATAAATTCTCCCTATAAACTTGCGCTAAACGTTGCGCCGCTGGCTTCAGTGCTGTTTATGCGTGCCGGATAAACCACGTATTCCCCCTGATCCCATCCCGCCCGGATAGCCAGGCTTTCAGACGTGATCACTTCAAACTGATAACGGCGGCAGGTTCGCCCGTATTGCCGGATTATCTGAATCATCAGTTGCGTGTTGTCTGCGATCTGGCTGTCCGTGACGCGCACCATGATCACGTCCCAGTCAATATCCGGCTGGCGTTCAACCAGCTCCACGTAACCAATTCCCAGCCGCGCAAAAATATTAATGAACCCCTCAACGGAACCCGCATCACGCGCATTGATAAAGGCATACGCCACGCGCTTGCGGTACAGGCTCAGTGGTTCGCCACTGAAGCGGCTTATGTCACGGTCATACGCGATTAAATTGAGTACCGGTTCAATGCAGGTCAGGGGATCAAACTGCCGCAATGGCCACGTTATCCAGCTGTACACCTCAGCCCAGAACGTCCGCGCCGTGCGTAACAAAGCCAGTGGCTCACCTTTATTCATCCAGGACGGCAGCGCCATGCTGGCCAGTTTTTTGAGAAAATCAGTCATCTTTCAGGCTCACCGTTAAGGAGTTAAGGCGCGGTACGCTCAGTTCGCTGGTGATATCCTTCAGCGAAAACTCTATGGAATCCGAATCCGGGAAGGTTTTGTGCACCTCGCGCCCCAGCTGCGAAAACGAAAAGCGGGAATATGGCCATGTTTTTTTCACCTCATAATCCGTGTTTTCCCTGAAGGCGCAGCGGATCAGGTTTTCAATCCCTTTCTTCAGCGTGTCCTGCTGTTCTGCTTCAAGGTTGCTCAGATTCCTGACATACACCGTCACGCTCAGATCGTGGCGGGTTTCCGGCATGGCAAAACACTGCATATCGTCACCGTGGCCGTGGTGGCCTTGCGTGTTGATGTAGTCATTAACTGCGTCAATAAACGGCTCAGACGTTACCCCGCTATCCAGCAACAGATATGCGTTCGCTGTACCCGGACCACGGGGCGCATCATGGAGAAAGAAAATCCGCTCAATACTCAGTCCGGCCACGCTGGCAATCATCGAACGGTAAACCGCGTCCGTGTGATAGTTCCCCACCAGGTTGAACTGGTTCCGGCAGCGCTCGCGCAGCTCGTCATCGCTTTCTTCGTCCGCGCCCGGCACGGTCAGCCAGTCCTCTTCACTGGCCACATGGCTGATACCGTCCACGGCCACGGGCAAAATGCGGTAATAGCCCGGCGCAAGGTTGTACGCCCCGCCCGTTCCGGTGGCTTTGACAGCAAGCAAAGCGCTTGCCGTGCCGGACGGGATCACCACATCGGCCACGGTGGCCATGGCGTAAACTTTGCCGTTAATCCTTTCGGTCTGGACTACCGTTCCCGCCGTCACGGTGACAGCCTGTTTTGAATCTTCCTTGTAAAAACGGATCACGCCTTCCGCCGCGCTGGCAGGTTTAGCCGTGACGTTCACCGCCCAGGCCAGCAGACGCAGCATCTGCCCACCCGCAGTGGCCACAAACATATTGGCCATGACCACCGACACCAGCGCATCCTTCAGCCACATCACTGGTGCGGTCACAATGGCGGTAATGAGCCGCCAGAACGGAGACATGCGCGACGTGTTAGTGATTAGCCCTTCCTGCGCGGCGATGGCATTGAAACGGGTGCGCACCGCCTCTTCCGTAACGGGCATCCCGCTGGACTTCACCACCTCTTCAAAATCAACCTGCGGCTTTTCCGTCATAGCTCCACCTGCGCCGATATTCCGCCAAAGTCATACGTGCCCGCCGTCACCCATAGGCGCTTCTGGCTTTCCTCACTCACTTCCACCGTGCCTGGTACAATGCGTTCATCCTCTTCAATCAGCAGCTCCAGCTGCGTGAAGATATCCGCGCGTAAAGTCGGGCTACGTTCGCCAACCAGCTGCGTGGCAAGACCGCTTTCCAGAATGCTGTGAATAATGTCCTGCCCGATACTTTTGCGGTTATTACACAGCTCAGGCTCTTTTCCGGTATTCAGAACAAAATTACCGTTTTCAATCAGCAGATCGATGTAAAGCAAATCACTCATGGGTTTAGCTCCTGCCACTCCTGCAATTGCCCCGGTGAAAGCGTTTCTTTCGGATAAATATTCACCGTGTCAATTTTGCGGCTGTTGTCCGTAACAGATTTAGAATTGCTGTTTATGGTTTTACTGAGTCCGCCACGCTCAACGCCTTTAAGCTCCCCACCTGTTAACAGCACATTGGGGGCGGTTACTGGCGGCGGCGCCCGGAATAAAGGGGTTTTCGGTCACTCTTTGAAAAAA